AATTCAAGTATATCTGCTGTTACTGTTTCATTATTATCTACACAGGTTACTTTGCAATTTTCATCATACCTTATCATCTTCTGCTCCAAAGTCAAATGTAACATTTAAATGTTTAATGGATTTTGTAGTAAAACTACGCCACTCTTTAATATCAACGTCAAACACACGCATTGTTGTTTCTGATACTTTACGGGGTTTTGTATCCTCTTTAATTTCAATTTTAGGAACAATTGCAGGATTAGTTGTACAGTTCATTACACGTTCAGTGCCATCCTTCTTAATGAAGGTAACTGTGACAGTTTCAGTTTGTAATACGTTACGCAACCACTTGTCTAGTTTGTTCCAATCTTTTTCTGTCCAATCACTAGTGGCTTTCATTTCTTTTCCTGTTCTTTCCAAGTTGTAAAAAAGTTTTTGATTTTTGTTTCTTCATCCCAAGAACTAAAATAATCATTATCAACATCACACAAAGCCAACGCCTCTTCTTTAGTGACAACACGATGGCTAACAATTTGTTCGCCCAAATGTGTTTGACTAAACTCTTTGGCTTCATTCATTGTAACAGTATCCAATGCCCATTCACTTTTATCTTTACCATAACTATCAATACCGACAGGTACTTCGACCATATAGCGTTCACGGAATGTACTTACACATTCAACAAGTACCCATTGTGTTGGTTCTTTTTTAGTGATGTGGAATGACCCGTCATCCTTGGATTCAAAATTAAGTGTGTCCCCTTCATGCCAGCCCATTTGTTCTAACATACCTTCAGGGAAAGGTAATACTAAGTCTCCTGTTTCAGGATCTTCCTCTAATGTCACGATATGTCTTTCATTCATGTTAACATCCTTATTAAACCAATACCATCAATTGTTGTCAGTAACACATAGTTAGCCAACATCCCAAACGATTTCCTAGTATAAGCAGCCCAAGCATAGAGAGCGCAACCAGTAATCCAAACAGGATAAAGTATAAGAAGAGGAGGGTTGGGTACAGTAAGTGCCATAGTGATACTACAACCAACTGAAATTGCCCAAGCCAATACTTCAACACAAAATCTAAATTTGTCAGTTTTGTAATCATCTTTAATCCAAGAAAAAATGCCTGTTAATATATCATTCATAATGTAATTATATCACAGGCATTGATTAATGTCAAATACTTCGGTTATCTAATATCTTCAGTATGTTTATGGTTTACAGATTTTTTAAGAATCTTAAACCAAATCTTTTTTTCTTTTTCTATTTTATGGTCAAAGATGGCTTGGTATAATTTTCTACGTAATTTTCTAAGTTTCATTTTAGTTTGGTACCAATACTATTTTTCGTTGATTTGTTACAGGATCAATCATTTCTTGCCAATGATATCCTAATGGAGGTTGTTGTATAGTTGGTTGTGAGTATACAACTGGAGGTTGTTGTATGATTACCGGTTGAGGTTCAACATACACTGGACGAGGACGACTTAGTTCATATCCAATCACACCACCGATGATTGCAGGTGCTACCCAGTTATTACTATAGTAGCCTCCACCATAGTATCCATGATGACGTAAGCCCTCATGTGCATGTGATATACATGCCACACACAATAACATTGATACAATAAGTTTTTTCATAAAATATCCCCTATACATATATAACGTTTATTACATACTTTCCGTTGACTTATACTCATCAATGGTGTGTTGTAAAATTTCTTCTATGTACTTATTTATAGTGATATCACGTTTATGTGCACCTCTAGCAAGTGCCAACAAGGTTTCATCATCAAGGTCTATTTCCATTTGAACACGTTTATCAAATTCTTTACCATTAAAGATAGCAACACACTTTTCAAAAAAGTCTTCTTCTAAATCCAAATCTATCCACTTAACATCGTCCCATGCCTTGCGCCATTTAACATTACGTTGTTTGGCTTCGGCAATCATAAAATCTTTACTGTCAGGATTTAACCAACGATATGGTCGCATATCTTCTGGCCATGCATGACGCTTAATAGACACTTCAGCCTCATATACTTCTTGGTTTACGGTACTAAAGATTACTGAAACATGTGCATAATCACTTTCATATTCCATATATCGTGCATTAGGGTAGCAGTTCCAAGTATAGTCACTACCACTAACAATTTTATGATTTAGTTTTTCGTTTACGTCTGCGAGGTGCATTGTTTTCTCCAAATAGATTTTTACGATTAAGTTTTCTTTTTAAGAAAGGCTCAATATCGTCATTATACAATGACTCCATTATTTTGTAAAGCATTTTGGCTTCATATTCGGTCATCCCTAAAATCCAGGGAGGATCATTTTCATTTTTTCGTATTTCATAGTCTGGTCTATACGTAAGACACATGCTATAAATTACCTCTTCTTTTGATTTCATAGTGACCTGCGTAATTCTTCACACATGTCAACAACTTGACCTGGATAATAGTTACGATTTTCTAATACTGCCCTACAATTATATGTTACAGTTACGCTAAATTCGTCATCTTCATCTTCACGCATTATCAGGCTATATGTAAAACGTAATAAAAATATTATTACAACAAATGCTAATAAGGGTTTAATGAGTTCGGCAGTGCGATTTGGATTTATCATATATTATATGATACATTAAAGGTAAATAAAAGTCAATATAATTTTTACCCTGATATCAATTTCTTGAGTAGAATTTATAGTTTAAAAAAGCCAAACCGAAGTTCAAAATAGCACCTATATTATTACCTTCTGCAAAGTCATCCAACCCAGCAAAGAACAGAAAGCCAATGATAAACCACGTTATCTCTCCATTATAATATCTAAACCAATTAACTAATTTTTCCATTTTACTCCTCATATTACATTGATGCAATTAAAAATCCTATACTAAAACCAATTATACTAAATGCTAAACATATACTAATATAAGTGATAGGATTGTCTACTAATTTTTCAAAGTGTGTCATTATAATTTCCTACAATCAAAAACGCCGGGGAAGACACGACCTTCTTTGACAAGTTTATCCATATATTCTTCCATTGAATTTCTTGCCTTCTCGCAGTTCTCTAAGTTTTGGAACCTAGATATATGTTCAATGTTGAACCCTGGTATACCTGTTTTGGTTATTACCATTATTGTAAAAATCAATTCATACATTATTCTTCAACTCCTATCTTAAATAAAGGTCCACCTGTTACTGACCTCTTCCGCGGATTATTATGTATATAGTCTTGTTTGGGTGTGTCAACTAAATTGTAATATAAGGCAGATATCATACAAGCATACACCATACATTCAATGACTATTCTCATTGGTTAACTCTTTAGTTAAACAATTAGCCGCATCATCATATCCATGGTCAATCAATTTTTGAATGCATTCTTTTACTGTTAAGTTGTGCATCTCCTGCATTGCATAACCTGTAAAAACCCCATCAACTTCACCAACCTTATATTCTACTTCTTTACATTTTACAAAGGTTGTATCGTAGGATTGTGTTGCAAGTTTTTTAATTAGTTCGTTCATTCTTTAACTCCGAAATGTTTCTTAACCCAATTACCCCAAGGAACACCTCTACAAAAAATATTTTGTTTATCTGCTTCTTTGGCACATTCTCGCACAATCAACTCGGCAAACTCTCTTAATGCCTCAGTAACATTGTCGGTTGTTGAGTCCGGAGCAAGTATTTCAAGCCTGCTTTCGGAGACATAAAATCCAGCCTGTTCTGCAAGGATGTTAATTCTGTCGTTCATCATTTTACTCCAAATGTGTTTAATGCTGGTTGCAATGTGTTAATCAATTCTGTCTCATGTGCATGAGCAGGACGCTTGCCACGCACAACCTCAATGACTCCGAATACAAAACGGTCAGCACCACGCTCACGCAAGGCACGTGACAAACCCCAATCTTTGTTTTCAGCAAGGGCACGTTGCATGTGTTTTTGCATCCTGCGATACAAAGTACGGCGAACATTACCTTTGAATGAAAGGGCAGTCAGACCAATGTAGTACTCAAGTGTTACTGTATCTTGGATATAGTATATCACTTGATTGCGGTCTGTTCTACGTTTACGGGTGATTTTCGAGTTCATAAGTGTATTATATACCCAAAGTGATTTATTGTCAACCTTTTGAGACTACTAGTTCTAAGGCCATTTGTAATACTTTTGTTTCTCTACGTTGTACATCAAGTTCCCAAGGTAAATTTCTGTATTCTTCATACGACATTTCTTCAGGTAATACTTTTGTATACGGAATTCCATACCAATAATAGTGTCCGTTTTGTTTGATTTCTAACATGTTTGTATGTTTTTGACTTACATGAATTAATTCATGTGTAAGTATCTGAGGTATAGAATTATAATCTAAGTCAAAATTAAGTGCTAAACGATTAACACAATACTTGTCTATTCCACCATATACATTTTTACCTAAAGGATAGATACACACTTCTATGTTTTTAGGTAGTTCTATAACTTCGGATATGGCATTGGATAATCGTGAAATGATAACTTCACGCCTACTACAAGGTTTATTGTTTTTATAATAAAATTGAATGTCCACTAATTATTTAGTAGATTCAGGAACTTTGAGATATTCGTAATTAGTACTATCTATATTTTCACGGAATATGATAGCACCGTTGCGTAAATGGAATCGTCTAGCAACATCTGTTTTAGGACTTAATGTTACAAAACGGGTAACACTAGGATGTGATTTTTGAATTTCACGTACAGCCTGAATTAGTAACTCTTTACCTTTGCCGGCTTTGTAACTCCAAATTGTATAGAATACTGCGGTAGTAGGAACAACTGCGGTAGTATTCAAGTCATTTACATCTTGTGGAACAAAGTCATGGAAACTAACACATACCATTGCAGTTGGTTGCTTTTCTTCATCAACAAGCGCCGCTACCATTCTACCATCGCTAACACGGAAATCAGTTGGAATCTCAGGACGTACAGGATCATCTTTGATAAAGTCTAATAGTGCGTTTCCGATATCTCTTATAAATGTTAGCATATATTGCTATTTATGCCTCATTTATAATATGAGTATTTTATGCGTTAAATATTTTATTTAGGGATTTTTCTACTATATTCTGTCGTTCTTGTTTGGTCTTTGCCCCTAGAACGGTTATATTATATAGTTGATTATTTGCTTGAACTAGCATAGTAACACAGAAGCCGGCAGCCCTAGTAAATCCAGTCTTGATAGTTATAATACCATCACGACCAAAGTATTTTATAGTTGGATGCGCTATAATCATATGACTAGTATCATGTGTTACTTTGCGTTTATTCTTTGATTTTTTAGTAGTCTTAACTCCCTCAACTGGCTCTTTAATTTCTTTTTGAGTTTTGGCAGCATCTTGTACTTGCTTAAATTCACTTACTGCATGTGTCAATAAGACAATATCATTTACACTAGAATAGTTCATTGGGCTGAGTCCGGTAGGTTCGATAAATCTAGTATTCATCATTCCTAACTTCCTAGAATGTTCATTCATTTGATAAACAAAGTATGATAGTCCACCGGGATAATTTTCAGCCAATGTAATCGCTGCTAAATTATCACTACTTACTAATGATAATTCAACCAGGTCTCTGCGAGTTAATCGCATTCCTTTAATTAGTTTAGTATTGGATGTTTTAGGATGGGTAACAGTTAATTTTTCAGCCATATCTTGTTCTGCTGAAAGAACTGTATAAACTGTCATTAATTTGCTGATACTGGCTATAGAAACTTCATTTTTGTCCAGTGATCCTGCAATAACTTGATTATTTGTTATGTTATAAACTACCGAATTTGTATTTGCAAACACACTCAAGGGTAAAAATAACAAGGATATAAAAAACTTATTCATTAGATATTTATTATATCAAGACCTTGGCAATATATCAATAGTTAATGGATCCTATTTAGCCACAAAAAAAGGGGCCGAAGCCCCTTTAAAGTTCTACATAGTAGGTCCGTTTCCGTTTTTAAATCCTACAGTACCGCCTTCTTCTTCAATGCGTTTGATAACATCTTCAAAAAGTATGGGTGTAAAATCAGTTTGTTCTACACATACACAATGATATCTAGTGTCAACCTCATCACTATATAACATAATACCTTTTTTCACATCATATCCTCGAGGCTTCTTAACACGATTTGCGTGTAAGTGGCCGTGAATGTTGGTGCCAAAACGACCTAAACTTTCTTCATGCACAGGTATATGACTTAATATCATTCCGTTCATTACATGGTATGCACGTAACTCACGAAAGTATTCACGGTACTCATCATCACGGAAGATATCGTGATTACCACGAATCAACACCTTGTCACCGTTCAACCTAGATAATGTCTTTAATGACTTGCGGTTAATAACTACATCACCTAAGTGATATACTTTATCGTTAGGACGAACTGTGTCATTCCAACGACGGATCATTTCTTCATCCATTTCGTCTGGATCGTCCCATGGGCGTAACTTTGTCACTCCGTCATTACGTGTAAAGCGGCATACACCTGCGTGACCAAAGTGAGTATCACTAACTAAAAATACACTTGGCATATTAACTCCTTTCTTTTTTCATTCGACCAATACGACTTTCTTTGTTCCATGTATATTGAATGCCATCCGGTGTTTTGCCGTTCTCAACACTATCAACACCAAACTTACCTGCAATCTCTAAACCATCACTACCTTTAATAACAACAAACATATCTAATGTCTTAGCATAGTCCATTGCCATATCAAGTGATACGAACTCTTTTTCTATCTCATTGTGTTCTACAATGTATGTCATGCTACAATCCAATCTACTTCATCTTTAAATTCAATAGTTTCACTACCATCATGTTCTTTAATGCGAAACTCTACACCTTCACGTATCCACTCAACTTCTAAATCACGCAATGCATGTTTATGTATTTCTGGGTACTTCAGCGTAACATAAATTTCTAATTCATCAAATTTATTTTCCTCTACAAGTCTAATCATTGCCGGATCAAACAGTATCTCAGGAAAGTCAGGATTCCAACTATACCAACCACTACCATAATCAGGGCTAATTAGTATTGCAACATGTCCATCACGTACTAACTTACGTAATACTTTCATATATCACTTTCATA